TACAGGTTGACGAGGTGATGATTCAACTCCATCCGACTTCGTTCACTTTGATGTTTCTCATCGTGCTTTTGCTCTTTACCTCTCACCGTCACGCTCTTTGACCTAGTGCAATCGTTGTAAGTTTACGATTAAAACTTTCTTCAACACCTCAAAGACTTAACAGGTTGATGAGGTGAAATTCAAAACGCCTCATTTTGGCTCGCTTTTATGCCGCGTTTATCTTTACTGTGTGACTCATCTTACAGCCATTTAACGTGCTTCAGTTTGATTCAAATCAATCGTTTTAAGTTTACGAGTAAAACTTTTTAATTAACTTGATTCTGTTCGCCTTGATTCGCTTTATCTCGGCTCCATGCACCTCACTGTGATGCACTTTCATTCCTCTTAGATTTTTGCTACTTGGCTCTCGTTCAAACTCTCGTTTAAGGTTCACGATCAAAACCTTCTTAACACTTCAAAGACTTAATAGGTTGATGGAGTGACATAGACGCTCCGCCACGCTCTTACCTGTTACGCCATGCAGTTTGCATCAACGCCCCGAAACCAACTCGTTTAAGGTTTACGATTAAAACCTTATTAACATCTCTATTACTGAATAAGTATGCGAGATGGTGATTCGGCTCAACCAAGCTCAGTTCGGATCTATTTGCTTTGTTGTGGCTCATAGCGGTCCGACTTCATTTGATTCCAATCAATCGTTATCAGTTCACGATTAAAACTGTTTTTATTTTTATTTGTTGTATTATGAATCCAGACTTAAAAGCTTTTAATCAATTAATAAGCGTTATTGCTGGCAAGGCCATCGCACAACAAACTGCGTATCTGAAATTCAATCCTTTAAGAAGATGTTCGGAGGCAATAAGAATCACCAGCGAAATTGAATTAAAACAAGGTCTGCAAATTTTGCAAGAAAAACAAGATGATTCTAAATATAAACAAGTTCAAAGAAAATTAGAATCTCTTACTTCACTTCAAAGATTATCAAAAGTTTTTAAAGAAAATGAAACGAGATGAAACTCCATCTGGATTTAAATTAAAAAAACTTAAAGAAGCCAGATTAATGAAATTAGAAAAGAATTTTTTAGACGTTCAGTTGCGTGGTCAGGATCATTATGTATATATAAACGAACATAATAAAGCTCAGGTCATATCTAAAGATAATAATTGGGTGTCAGAGCATATCAGAACTGCAGTTTTAAAATATAACTTTGAAGTGGATAAAGTAAAAAAAATGAAAGTTAAAGATTTCTCATTTGCAGAAATAAAATCTTATGAAAATAAATATTCAAAATAATTTAGTTTTTACCAAACAAAACATAATAAAATTTGTTCCAAAAGTTTAATTTTTGTTTTTTTAATTTTCCTTCTAATTTAAATATCACATCTTGCTGATCGCATATTATTTCTAAAGCAGCACTAATAAAATGCCCTTGTTTACTTCCTGTTCTTAAAAGTTCAACAGCAAAAGATTTTAATTCTTTAACACTTGATTCAGCTTGAATAATTTTAATTTGTTTTTCAAGTTCAAACTCTTCTTCAAGGGTCATCTTAGAATTTAAAACTTTTATTATTTGTTTCATTTAACTGGAAATAACTTCTCTTCGATCATCTTCACAATTGCATCGTCGATATCATTATCACTTTTGGAGCTTAAGTCTCTAAGGATATACAAGACACCCTTGCGAAGGCTCTCACTCTTGCCGAACTTGATGAAAAGATTTATAAGAAATTTTGACATTTGTTTGTGTGTTCTTTTTCAAACATACCAAACATTATTGAATCTTGCCTTCTAACCGACTTACAGTTTCACTTAGTTTATTAAGTCTAAAATAAATATCTCTAATATCTCTTTCTCTTTTGTTACTCATATTAGATAAAGTCATGGCTACGGCTGTAATAACAGCACCTATTAATGCAGCTTGTACCTCTGGCATTGCTTTAATCTATAATTATGCCTATTATTGCTAATAAAACCTTATTATGGCAGAGAAAATAGCCGAAAAAGAGCAAAAAATACAACAAACAGAGGATGATAAACCTGAATATCAGGAAAAAATTATTTTTTTAACTTCTACAATTTTTCAATCAATCATTGTTGCTTGGTGTTTACTTGTTCTGTCTCTTGGATACGTAAAGCTTCCTAATCGAATGTTTGGTGTAGATTTACCAGATCAGCCTAGAATTGATAATACTTTTTGTGCAGCTTTACTTGGAAATATTTTGGCTGGATGGGGGTTGAGTGTTGGAGCAGGGGGAGCGGCAAAAAAGAAAAAGAAAGAAAATGAAACAGCAGCAACTAATAATACAAACTCTAATGGAGAACAACTTATAATAATAAGGCAACCCATTGAGTTGATAACAAGCAAACCAGAAGTAATTAAAGTTGACCCTACTAAATCAAAACCATGAAAAAATTTATTCCATTATTTTTTTTAGCTTTACCTTTACCAGTTTTTGCTAATTTGACTCACTCTATTTCTAGCTCGGTAAAACTAGAAAGCCTATCCGCAGCAACTTCGGCTGATAAAATCGGGTCATCTTACAGTATTAGCGGTAATAACGTCACAACTGTAGATTCAAACTCAGCAGCAACCATCGGAGGATTTGGAACCACATCGAACGGAGTTCCTAGTATATCTTTTCCTTCAGCAAGTCAGGCTACTAGCGGAGAAGCCTTTTCATACAGCACTAGCTACCTAGAAGGTGATCAAACAAGTGGTTCAGCACCAACGGTAGGAACAGTTGGTAATTTTAGTGACCTTACTTCCACAAGTGCTGGTTCAGTAGGCACAGCAGCCGTTACCTTGGACAATCACACCATGACGCTAACAGGTGGCACAGGAACAGGGGTTGTTCTTACAGGTCAATTTGTTACAGATTTAACTGTTGATTAATGTGGAAATTATTTATATTTTTAGCTTTTTTATCGCCCTCTGTTAATGCTCAAGTTGTGGTTCCAAACTTTAATTCTGCGAGTAGCACTTCCAGAACCCAGACCCAAAATAATATCACAGAGGTTATTCGAGAAGTTCGCTATAACTCAGGATATACTTACTCTGTCACAGGCTCAAACGTATCTTGCGGAAATTGTGAAACTATATCCATGCCAAATGCAACTGTCACCGAAACTGTAAATGGAACATCTTACGAATGGACAGGATTAGACCTTCAGCAAAAACCAAATTGGGTTCAGCAAAATCAAGGAAATGCTTTTCAATTTTCAGAATTTTACAAAGGCCCATCTTTAGAAAGCGTCACCGATATTCAAAGGTCAATTATTTCAGAGTCAGTAACAGATACAACGGTTATCTTTTCACAATAGCAGCCTTACTTATAGGACAGCCAGTATATGCAGATACCTCAGCCGTAGCGAATCCCCAAGCCAGCACATCATCCTCAGTATCAAATTTTGCTACGCAAGTTTTAGGGGGGCCATTTGTTGAAAACCACTATGGCAACGGCATTGTTTGTTCTGGGCCTCAGTTATCTATAAGCCCATATGCACAAACCAGTATTAATATAAAACGACCACAGGATTATATCTATCATACCCCTGTTTATAATGAGGCAACAGATTCAGATGGCAAACTTACAAATGCTGGTGAAATTTTATATTTTAGAGAAAATTATAGTGGCAATAAAGATTCAACAGGTTTTTCTTTTGGTGTAGCTGCAACCTTTTCAATACCACTTGGAAATAAATTTCAATCAGCTTGTCTTAAAAGTGCTACAACGCAAGAAAAAATTCAAAGACAAATTTTATCTAAGGAACGGTTAAATTATGAATTGGCAAGGCTTAAAAATTGCGGTGAATTAAAAATTGCTGGTATTGAATATGCAAAAGATTCTCCTTATTATAAGCTCTGTGAAGATGTGATCGTAAAACCTAAAAAAGGGCAAGTTATACCACATTCTCACAAACTATACCCATAAATTAAAAAATAGCCCCTTCAGAATCGACTGTGAACCGCCCCTAATCTTGCTTGCTTGTCTTAGTATCCTTGGATTTCTGTAATTTAGCTATGGCTTTTTTGACTAATGGCTTCACTAAATTAAGAACAATGGGAGCAGAGCAACCAACCAAAGCAAGAGTAAAAACGCTAGTAAACTGACCGACTGAAGGTATAAGTTTCTCATAATAAGTAACCTCCTCCCACTCAATCAGGCATTGGGTCTTGTCCTCATTGTAATAAAACCTTTTAACCCTCTCCAATCTGTCATCATTCGCAAAGCTTTTTACTCTTAATGGTGACTGTGGATCTGGGCAAGGAACAAAAAACTCTTTTTCTTTTTTTGGTGGGATTTTAACCTCTGGAAATTCTGGTACTATCGGATCATTAGCAGTAAAAGGTTTAGAGTTGGCACATCTAAAACAGGCCATGCAAGATTTGGTTTATCAATAATATCTAATGTCGTTGGATATATTTCCCATGATCTAATTTTTGGAATATATATTTCTTTAATTTGTATTTGAGGAATATCTATTTTGGGAATTTCCAATTACTTACTTGGAAGTGTAGGCAAAGCAAATGATTCGCCTGTAGTTTTTGGCAAGGTGTTTTTCATTACATCAGGTAATTTTTTTTGTAAATCGCCCATCAACTTGTTTTTAATCGTTCTTTCAAATTCTGGTGATTTTACATATCTATACGTCACAAAACCACCGCCCAAGATTCCCAGCATAAGGATTCCAGTTAAAATGGTAATAATGTCTAAAACTTTTCTCATGGTTAAACAGGCAATACTGAAAGCAATTTCTCACACTCTCATTATATCTTTTTTATTAATTATTCCCACTCTTGGGCCTTTGTATTTAATTAGTGGGATGCTAACTCGGCAGATGCACGAAAAGCTTAACTAGGTTTATTTGCAATAAGGTAATTTTTGTATGCAGTTTTTATATCAGTAGTCCAGACAGCATTGCAAACTAGTTGCACTTCGCTTGGTTGTGATGATATATCAGTATCAACTAAATTATCGGAAGCATCTAATGTTCCACAATTTAAGAAATATCTTTCAAATGATCTTGTTAGTTCTGTACCATCTTTTTTAATAACAGTTGCTTTTCTTATTTGAACTGTCTTATACAGGCCAATAATCTCAATTTTGTCGTATTCGATTGATTCTGTAAGTGCCATTAGGATTAATCTCCGATTAAAACAGGTTTAGGCTTAGTTTATAGACGTAGCTCGGTCTATGAAACCATATAAAGAAGAGTTAAAGTCCAATTATTATTACTTCCTGTTGCAAAAGCTGTACCATTAAATCTTATTTGGGTACCGCCTTGTGAAATATAACAAGGCTCGTGATTATTAATATTTGAGTTATTTCCGCCAGCGTATCTAACAATTACACCTGTTGCATTTGGTTCAGATGGAGCCGCAAAAGGTAAGTTATCAATAAAAGCCATATCCTTGTTGGCAGTACCACCATAAGCAAAGTTAAAAATTGAAATTCTTACCATATTTCCAATCTTGGTATATTTACCAGTAAAACCAGTTGAAAACTCTGTTCCACCTGTATCTGTTCCATGACCACTAAATGTTCCCTCTTCATAATCAGATAAAATTTCACTTCCTACAGTTCCACCGCTATTTGACGTAGCACCAAAATCTATACCATGGCCCGAAGTTCCAATAACTAAATTTCCGTCAGCAATAGTTAAATTTGTCGTTCCATCTGTCGTACAGTTATTTAATTTTGAACCACTAGCTAAAGTACACGTTCCATTTGAGTTATCAACACTAATAGCCGCAGCACTTGCCGCAACGCCTTTTATACTGTTGACTTTGATTTCGCTCATGGTTTTGGATTAGCGTCCTTTACAGCTTTGTTATGAACAGCAAAGCTACCTGTTGCATCTAGTTTACCAGCAATAATATCGTCATACAGCATCCCAAGCTGTTCTCCTGTTGGTGCATACGTTGTAGAACCGTTTATTGTCCTGTCAGTTTTGTATTTTACTTTAGCTGCTTCTTCATCAAGTTCAGTTCTTGCTTTTGCCACAAGGCTGTCATCTAAGCTGACTGACTTATTATCTTTATCAAACGCACCAGCAGAGTC